ATGAAATTGAGGTATCAGAAACATTGGTCACGGCTACAAGTGATGCATCAACTACTGGTACACTGGTAGGATATGTACGAGATGATTACTTTAAGATCTTCGTGCGTACTCGAAAGTCGACATATGCTGACGCTGACTTGACCGACATCGGTGTTAGTCAGTTGACATATATTGTATACAGATTCCCTCTCACAAATGCTGACGATTTGAATATTAATACAACTAATGATAATGCATTTACCACAGCGGCAATCTCTTCGATCTCTGGTGATGGAACGACAATTACAGTTCAAACCTCTGTTGATCACGGTCTTTATACAGGTGCTCCGGTATTCATCGTAAATACTGGTGTTGCAAACTTTGGTGGTGCAACTGGTAAGGTATATACAATTCTTTCGAAGGTTAGTGATACCGAATTCACCATTTCTTCTGGTGATACAGGTTCTGCATCAACTGGTACTACACAGCTTGGTTATACCAATGATATTACTGTTAAGTACATGGTCAACCCTGTTACAACAACTCTTGATGTTGTACTGAGAGGCGATTATGCTGATGCTACAGCCTATGCTGCTGGTGATGTTGTATTCGATGTTGGTAACTCAGAAACCGCGGTCGGTGGTCCTCGTTGGTATTATGCTGATATAGCTGGAACCTCCTCTGGTGCAAACGTTGCTGCTGATTCGTCTGGTATTACCTGGACCTATTGGGATCCAGCTGTTCTTTATGGTTCAGTGGATTCTGCAATCGGTGCTTATGGTGGCCAAAGAAACATCGAAGAAGATGCTTCGGCGACACTTTCTGGTCCTACTGATGGTATCTGGTCTGCATATACTATTGAAATCGATGGTAATGCGCCTGGTGCAACTGATGCGCCTGGAGCTACCAAAGAGGTTCTTTATGAATATGCTCAGTACTTGTTGCGACAGACTGGTAACATTAACGACCTGAATATTGGTACCTCAGGTAGTGCAGGTTCAGTTCGACGTGGTGATATTGCAGATCCTCTGGTATTCTTCGTAGGTTCTACGTTGAACACTTACCGTGATGGAGATGTTCCTTCAGCTGTAATGGTTGATGATATTGCTGCTGCTGACGTTAACAACATTCAGTATAATGAAGCATTATCTGTAACATATGATGGTGGTGCTCGATCTACAGCTCACAGATCACCAATTGTTGTAACGGTTTCTATTAACTTTAATACTAACCTTACTACTGATGCTGATGCTGTATTCTATGCATACTATACTACTGGTGTAGGTGCACAGGCTGGTAACGACTTCGGTACAACAGGCGCATTGCAGCTTCAAAGAGTTGTAAATGGTGTTGAAAGTGACGTTGGTTCAGATATCAGTAATCAGGTATCTAGTGTGACCAATGGCGTGTATGAATTCAACTACGCCTTCGACGCTGACACGACCAATGGACGAACAGGTGGTACTGACGTTCCTGTAACGGTTGTGGCAATCGGACTTGAGACAGGCCAATATGTACTCCAGACTGGTACTATTACCGAGGCTGGTGGTGCTATCTCACTTGTTGCTCCGTTGGAAAGAAACTTCACCGACCCAGAGTAACACTATAAATAATAATGAACAGGGGGTCCATTTGGGCCCCCCATTTTGATTTTAATATGAGGTTAATAAGATGACAGATCAAGAGAAAAAACAAGCATTGGATGAGTCAATCCAATATTTCGAAAATGTGATCAATAAGGTCCTTGTTGTAGCAGGTACTACCGAAGGACTAGAAGAATTAAATCCTATGGAGATTGTGAGACATTATAATCTCGTTAGGCAAGAGTTATCAAAACTTTACGTAGATTTAGACTAATAGGAAAGTAGCAAATGGCAGGTGAGAAGACATATCTCAGAGTTCCACCAGATAGTACAGGAAAACGCGTAAAGGTAATCCACACGGCTCAATTATTCTATAATAACGCAGTCGTAGAAAATTATGCCTGGGATATTGGTGAATTCTATTTTGCCAATATGATTATAGGTATTGAATCTCCCTCGAAAACACCTTTTCATGTACACGGACATGTACCACTAAGTTCTACGTCTGGCATCCTAGAAATTCATTTCAATAAGACTGCAAAATATAAAAATGCTGCTTTTGTTATTGGTGCTGATATTATCGATGAAGACGGTGTCACAAAAATTGCAGAAATTCAAGATGTCGAAGAAATTTATATCAACGCTCAAAATATTATGGGTTATGACAATCCAGAATATGGCTGGGATATTGACAGATTCGGCGCAGGAAAAACTACATTTTCTGAAGGACCTCCGCAGATTACCGGTACTGGTGCACTAAGGGTAAATGATGGTGCATTACTTGCTTCGTACGATTTTTCAAAAAGCGCGCTCTCAAACGAATTCACACAATCAGTTGAAGGCGGCGCGGATGCCTCTAATGAATGGGACTCATCTACTCGAGGTGTTGCTCTTACTGTAGGTACAACACCCGGTGATCGAGTTACTCATTCGTCTAATCTCTATCATTCGTTTGAAGATGGTGGTTCGAACCTATACATCATGGCAGCAAGATCTGGTGATGCTGGAAAACAAAATGTCATAAGATTATGGGGTGCATTTGATCCATTCGACGGCTATCTTTTCCAAATTAATGGATCTGACGATAACCCAGGTAATACAATGATGGGGGCTGTAACGCCTGGACCTGGTACAGCACTTCGTATTGTTCATCGATATAGTGTAGGTGGATCTGTCGTCAATCACGCGATCCTTCAAAAAGATTGGAATAAAGATACACTACTCGGTTCATCTGGTGCTACGAATCCATCTGGTATGGAACTTGATGTGACTAAGATCAATGCATATTGGATTGACTATCAGTATATTGGTGGTGGACGTACACGTTGGGGTGTGTACTATAACGGTGAACGTATTGTGTGCCACGAAATGTATCATGGTAATGGTGCAGAAGGTGTGATGACACAAAATCATAACCCTCTCGCCAATCCTTCACGTCCTATTTGTTGGGCAATGACTAATACCGCCTCCACTGGAAGTGTTTCACAATTTTTTGCTTACGGTGGATCTGTAATCGCAGAACAAAAATCAGATCCTTTAAAATCTGCTCAGCAGGTTTCATTAGATTTCAACGGAAAAATATGGGGAAGACCTCATCTTCAGCCTTATTGGAGAACAAAACAAACGCGTAGTGGGTCAACCAATTGGCCAGCATTGTTAAGAACGGGTACTTATAGTAGTGCGTCGTCGACTCAATATGTCGGTACGATGAGTCCTCAGCAATTCTTACTCAACGGCGACGAGAATCATACTGTATACCAACCTCTTACGTTCCAGCTTAGTAATCATCGAATCAGAGATAACGCTCCTCGCGTAGCCGAAATCCGAGCGTTCTATGGTTGTGTTATGCGCGGCTACGAACTCGAAGACGAAAGACCAAGTGTACCAACAGTAGATCTTGATGTTGAGGGGGATCATTTAGCTCACGTTATTGAAATTGGTAGATTTGTTGTCAATGGCAATGATAACTTTGAATTTGATAAGTTTTCAGACAACTTCCAATATGGAACTGTAAAGAATACTTCTGATCAAAGTATTGCAAGATATTTGCAACCAATAGATGCATTCACGGCTTCAAACGATCGATATGGAACTGGTGTAAACCGAGTTATGATTGAGGTTGGTAAACACCCTTTATATGGAGATTTTGGTTTATCAGATCGTCATTTCTTTTGGGATAAGCAACCTATTGTATTGAGACAAGACGGTGGTGGCACGGATATACAAAGTGCCTTTAGTACTGCTACTACAAATACGATTAAGATCACTGGCGGGGCTGGTTATGGATCATTGGATAGAGTAGACAATCCGGCTGATTGGTACTTCTTATCATACATTGATAGGAGTAGAGCTTGGTTGTATAATTCACAAGCCGATATTGATGACGATCGTCTTGCAAGAACAATAGATGTAGATGATTGTAATAATCTTCAAATTGGAACTACATTAACAGTAACTAGTGGCCCAGCTGCAGGCGCAACCTGTGGTATTATGAAGATAGATGTAACTGGAACTGCAATTCTTGCAGAAGAAATGATTGGCGGAGTCCAATATCAAGTAATCACCGTAGCTGATACGGATTATACTCGTGTTGGTGCTACAATTAATGCTCCGGGCGAAATCTTCACAGCCACAGGCCAGGCCCTTGGTGGTCTTGGAACTGTTGTTGCTGTTTCAGGCAATCCAGGTACGTTGGTAATTTGTGGTCGAGGATTAGAAACAGCCGCAGGTGCTAATGCTACTGTATCTGCGCTTGATACTGGTCTTACTACTGGTGCATTTACAACAGACACTGGTGGTGCTGGTAATATTACTGGTTCAGGAACATCAACTATTGCAAAAGATTATTGGACATCATTGAAAGCCTTGCAATGGGATACAGATTTAGGCTTAGATGCTGCTGAAGATCTTGGTCCAGATTTAATATCTCTCTATGGTAATCCACCACCAAGAGCAGCTTGGACGTTCATGATTCATTGGTTAGAAAATGAGAATGAAGACGAAGATGGCGATTCAGGCCCAGTAGAAGAAAATTCAATAACGAATTGGAATATCTTCTGGCGTGAAAGGCTGCAATAATGCAACTCATTTACAATTACAATAATTGGTGGAGATGGGCTCCTCGTTCAGAAGGTGGCGCTCCTTTCCAGAAAGTTACATTCTCAGGACCCGAGCGTATTATATACGTTGCTCCAGAGGTAACAGAATTAGATGTAAAAACTGACATATATTCTGCATGGAAAGAGTGGAATTTATATTCCCAAGAAGCTCCTCATGCAACTGTATGGCCTAGAGCCATTAGTGTGATTGGTGGTGAAGAAATTTCAGCGGATACCTCGGTCGGTGCTACATTCTTCTTAGAGAATGGATGGAGAATCCAGCCGTTTGTCGATACAAAGGCTTATACGTTATCTATTTTAGGTAATTTATATACTAGAGAAGTTGGTGAAAACCCCTTCTTATTTGCTCAGGGTGTTTCGGTATCATTAACGAGATCGAATATTGTCGATTTGATTCGAGTAGAAAGCCTCGAGGCAAATATTACAGATGTAGATTTGGCTGCTATTGCAGATAGAGTTGCACCGGCAGTATGGGAAGAATTACTTGCAGATCACCAGAATACTGGAACGACCGGTAAGAAATTAAGCGATAACCTGAAGAAGAATCAGTACATCGCACGAATTTAATAAAAATTATAAATATATTCTATAACGAATTTTTTAGGAGAAAGCATGAAATCTTTAAAAAAGCTTCTGAGTGAAATGGATCAGCCAAAGCCAGAAGAAGAGAAAAGATTTAAGGCATTACACACAGATAATACCGAGATCATAGACTACGTGATCCCTCAAGAGCATGTATTCAAGGGTACGGTAGATCGAACTCCTCGTCGTGCAGATGGTGGAAGTGAAGAGACATACGACACTTCTTATGTACGAACAGAGCCCGTGAAGCCTATGAAAGAAGAGACTGGTAAACTCGATGGCCGCCGTAAAGAGTTCAGAGAAAAACTCAAGGCACTTCTCTATTCTAAAATGAAGCAAGAGAAGAAGGTTGTTGAGACGATGACAGACCAGATCATTACTCATATGGATGAAAATGCTGCCGAAGAAATTCCAATGATGGAAAAACAACTTTCATTCATTTCTTATGCTGCTGATGAGATCGCGGATTATATTAAAGAGGCTGGTGATCCAGAAGAATGGTATCAAAACAAATTAGCTACTGTTCACGGTGAGATCAAAACTCTCTATTCATATGCCCAGGGTGAAATGCAATCAATGGGTGAGGAGACTGAAGAAGATTTAGATTCTCTTTTCGAAGCTGCCATGAGTGCAAAGGACGAAGAATCTGAAAAGCAGAAAAAATATCAGGCATTTTTTAAATCAGCTCTCAAGAGATTCGGTGTAAAATCTCCCGCGGAATTGAAGGGTGATAAAGAGAAAGAATTCTACGATTATATCGATAAGAACTGGGACGCAGAAGACGAAAGGGATTAAGAAATGGCTGGTAAGTATATAAGACCTATTGGAGCTGAAGGAGTCTTGACCACGGCAGATCCTGTTGGAAATGCTCGGTTGGTTCGTTTGTATAATCCTACAGTTAATGCAGCTGATGTGGTGGTCACAATTGCCGGGACAGTAAATGGCACTTTTACCTTGAAATCAGGTGATGTTTGTATCGTAGAAAAAGATTACACGGACACGGTTGCAGTGTCTGGAGCCGGCGCTCTTGCTGTTCAAATAGCGTACCGGGTATAAAAAAATTTAATTATAAATAATTCTTAAACAAAGGGTTTAACAAATGCGACTAATTACAGAAATCACAGAAGAGTGCGAGATCGTCACCGAAGCCAATGAAGAAAGCGGCAAGAAGTCCTATTTCATTGAAGGTACCTTCATGCAAGGTGATATCAAAAATCGCAACGGTAGAATTTATCCTGCCAAGGTTCTTGAAAAGGAAATGAAGCGATATATCAAAGAATATATCGAACCTAAGAGAGCCCTTGGTGAATTAGGTCATCCCGATGGTCCTACAATTAATGGTGATCGTGTATCACATCTTATCACTGAAATGAGCCAAAGTGGCTCTGATTTCACTGGTAAGGCAAAAATCCTCTCAACTCCTATGGGTGAAATCGTAAAGACTTTCATCGATGAAGGGGTTAAGATTGGTGTTTCTACTCGCGGCCTTGGTTCTGTTAAGGCTGGCAACGGTGGTGCAATGGAAGTACAAGATGACTTTCATTTATCCACGGTAGATATTGTTACTGATCCTTCAGCACCGAATGCGTTTGTGAATGGTGTGATGGAGAATGTTGAATACTACTACGACATCGCGTCTGGTCATTGGGTTGCTCAACAACCTATCGAAGAAGTACTTGAAGAGGTTGTCGAAGAAGTTGAAAAGCAGTATAGGAAGGTTGTGAAAAGAATAGATGAATCAGATGCAGCTAGACTGCTTGAAAAATTCATTTCAGGACTAAAAAATTAGTTTATATAAATAGATAATACTTTTTGCAATTAATTTATAATTTAATAAAAGGAGAATCACATGGCAGACGAAAATCAAGTTGCTATCGAAGAGCAAGAAGTTGCTCTTGAAGTAGCGACAGAAGAAACGCCTGTGCAGGTTGAAGAAGCCACTGAATCTACAGATGAAATCGTAGAGGAAGTTGTTGAAGTTGAAACTTCTGTTGCTTCTCTGTTCGAAGGCGAAGACCTCTCTGATGAGTTCAAAAATAAGGTAACGGTTGTTTTCGAAGCAGCTGTTAATGAGCAAGTCGAAAAGAAGGTTGCGGAAATGACTGCTGATCTGACCGAATCTCTTCAGTCTGAGAAAGAATCTCAGATGGAGACAGAGGTAGCACAGATCGTCGAGAATCTTGATAAGTATCTCGATTACGTAGTTGAGCAATGGATGGAAGAGAATGAAATTGCTGTTGAGACCGGTATCAAGGTTGAAATGGCTGAGTCATTCATGGAAGGCCTCAAGTCTCTCTTCGAGTCACACAACGTCGAAATCGATGAGGAAACTCATGACGTAGTTGCTGATCTTGAAGCTGAGGTTCAAGGTTTGAAAGAATCTTCCAATGAATTGGTAAACAAGAACATCGAGCTTCAGAGCCAAATCGATGACCTCAATGCAGAAATTGTTTTTGAGAACATCGTTGAAGGATTGACTGAACTCGAAGTTGAACGTTTTAAAATTCTTTCGGCGAACCTAAACAATAAAGACCTCGAAGAATATACCCATAATCTTAAGGTCATTAAAGAATCTTTCTTTGCAGAAGCTCCTGCTCAGACTGATGTTCATGGTGATGAAGAAGAAGCTGTGATCACCGAAGAGGCTGCGCCTACCCCGGCACCTGCTTCTGATTACACTTCTGTGAACGCTCTTGTCGAGGCACTCAACGCAAGAAAAAACAAACAATAAGTGATGATAAAATTAGGTTTTTATAAATAATTTTCATAGTAACATTTATAACAATTTTAACAAGGAGATAGATACATGTCAAACTATCAAAAACTTGTGGAAAAGTGGGGGCCAATCTTAGAGCACGAATCTTTTTCACCGATTGAAGATAATCATCGTCGCGCAGTAACTGCAACGATTCTGGAAAACACAGAACGTGCACTTGCTGAAACAGGTGATCTTTCTGCAAACATGACATCATTGCTGTCAGAAGCTGCACCTAATATGAACACTGATCCAGCTGGTACTAGCAATCCTGGTTTCGGATCAACTGGTGCTTCACCTGTTGCTGGTTACGATCCTGTACTGATTTCATTGGTACGTCGTGCTATGCCTAACATGATGGCTTATGACATCTGTGGTGTTCAACCTATGACTGGTCCTACGGGTCTTATCTTCGCAATGCGTTCCAAGTATGGTGCCCCCGATACGGGTGCTGAAGCTGGATACGCTGAAGCTAATACTTCGTTCTCTGGTACAGGTGGCGATACTCATGATTCAGCTGATTACACTTCTTATGACGCAGGTACTGATACTGCTACTCAAGAAGGTCGTACTGGTGCTAGTGATATCAATCAGATGTCTTTCTCAATCGAGAAAGTTAGTGTTACTGCCAAGAGCCGTGCTCTGAAAGCAGAATACACTACTGAATTGGCTCAGGACCTCAAGGCTGTTCATGGTCTGGACGCTGAAACAGAATTGGCTAACATCCTTCAGGGTGAGATCCTCGCGGAAATCAACCGTGAAGTTGTTCGTACAATTTATACTGCTGCTAAAGGTGGTGCTACTGGTACTGCTACTCCTGGCACTTTCGACCTGGACGTTGATGCTAACGGTCGTTGGTCAGTAGAGAAGTTCAAGGGCTTGATGTTCCAAATCGAACAAGAAGCTAATGCTATCGCTAAGGCAACTCGTCGCGGTAAGGGTAATGTAGTCATCTGTTCTTCAGATGTTGCTTCTGCTCTTCAGATGGCTGGTATGTTGGATTACACTCCTGCATTGAACGGAAACGCTCTTGCAGTAGATGACACAGGTAACACATTCGCTGGTGTATTGAATGGTCGTTTCCGTGTATACATCGATCCATATGCTGGTTCTAACTACTTGGTTGTAGGCTATAAGGGTTCATCTGCATTCGATTCAGGTGTATTCTACTGCCCATACGTTCCTCTTCAGATGGTACGTGCAATTGGTGAGAATAGCTTCCAGCCTAAGATCGGCTTTAAGACTCGATATGGTATGGTTTCTAACCCATTCGCTGGCGGTGCAGCTGTCGGTAATGGTGGACTCGGTGCTAACACTAACGAGTACTATCGTCGAGTGGCTATTGCCAACTTGTTCTAAGATTAGAATAAGAAGACAAGATAAACTTGTCCACGACTTTGAGGGCCCTTCGGGGCCCTCTTTTTTTGTCTGCGATTTATGCCGACATCACACTCTCATAGAGAGCTTCGACATCTTCAACGTCACCTACCACCTCGGGCAGATTCTGCTTGTGAAAGACACGAGCCATTTTATTCAGGACCTTCTTAGGAATATCAACTTCCTCAGATAGAGACTGGATTGCCTCTTTTACAAAGTCCTTCTCAGCCTCGACACGAGTGAACGCATTTGAGATCTCTTGCATGCAATCCTTGATACGCTTGCGATCTTCTGGGCTAGATG